CAACGCAGTTGGTGCCTACATGGACGTGGATTTCTACGTCGAGGCAGGCGGAGCGGCGTCAATGGTGTGGCTCGCCAACGCTGGCGTGCTGACCATGCCGCGGTGCCGCGTCCGGGGCGACACGCACTCGACGCCTGAGATATTCGTGACGTTCACGGACTCCGAGGTGCATTTGGGTGACGTCTGCGTCGACCCGAATATCACGCTCACGCTCGGCATGGTCTACGTCTACAACGGTACCTCGGCGTCGATAACGCTCAACGCCTGCGGCTCTCCATCCGGGAACCTCATCAGAGTCAGGGCTGGAGCAACGATCACGAACCTCGACATCTACGGGAGCTACGCCCCGCACCTCGTAGACGACGACGGCACGATCACCGCCTACGCTGGCGACTACAACGCATACAGCACCACGGACGCCGGCACAGAAAACGCCACGTTCCAGGATGGCGGGATCGCCGACTTCCAACTTGACGACCGCGGCTATCCGTTGCCCACGTCTCCGCTCTTCCGCGCGATCCATGCCGGGGTCCAGTACGGCGCCGGCCTCGACGCGGACGGCAACCCACGGCAGGCGGACGGGCGTCAAGACATCGGACCGCTACAGACGCAGCACGATCCGCGATGGGACGATATCCTCGCAGGCGTCTACTCGTGAGCGCGATTGACGCACTTCTCCGCCCCATCAAGCAGCGGCTCTCGGGGCTCGTGGTCAAGGGCGTCCTGTATGCCGCTGGCGACGTGTTCACCCAGGTCGAGGTACAGGAAGGGGACGTAAAGGACAGCGTGCAGAGGATGGCCGGCTACGGCTTTTCGTCACGCCCGCTAGACGGCGCTGAGGCTCTCGTGCTCAACGTCGGCGGGGTGAACTCCCCTATCATCGTGCAGACGGACGACAGGCGGTACAAGCTCGACCTCAGCAAGGGCGAAGTGGCGATCCATGACGACCAAGGACAGAAGATAGTGATCGGTCGCAGCGACGTGACGATCACGAGCAAGAGCGGAAACGACATAAGTATCGTCGCAGGCGGAACCGGGAAGATACTGATGAACGGCGCAAGCGGAACAGACCCGCTTGAGCGCGTGCTTACGGGGTCGGCCGGGGATGAGGTCCCGGCTGTGCGCGTGTACGCGTCGAGGACCTAGGGAGGGACCATGTCAGGCAATACCAACGGTGACGGCGACGTGAACGGTGCTGACGTGAAGATCGTAGCCGCGAATGGCTACTTCGTGAAGAACAACAACGGCCTACCATACGTCCCGACACCATAAGGTTGGATGATGTCAAACGCCTTGCACTACTACGGGCCCAACGGCGAAGAGGATCCGTTCCTGCACGCCGGCACGTCCGACGACGATCAACTCTACCAGATGGTCCTGTGTTGCCTGTTCTCGGACGCCCGCGCGGACGATGACGCGGACATACCGGACGGAACAAGCAACCGTCGAGGATGGTGGGGCGACCACTACGGCGACGAGGATGACCGCAGCGGTTCGTTGCTCTGGACGCTCGACCGCGATACGCTAGACGAGCAGACCGCCCTCGACGCCAAGGGGCACGCCGAGGACGCTTTGCAGGTGCTGGTTGATGACGAGGTCGTCTCTGGCTTCACCGTGACGACTGAGCGCGGAGGGCGCAACCGATTGAGCATGGCTATCGAGATCCAGCGAACGGGTGAGCCCCCCGTGTCGATACGATTCGATGACCTGTGGGAGGCTATCAGTGGCTGATACAGGATTCACCCGCCCGACCCTCGCGGAGATCGTCACGAGAATCCGCGGCGACATGGCGACCAACGTAACCAACTCTACCGTCTACCTTCGCAGGACGCTGGAGTGGGGTCTAGCGAAGACCATGGCCGGAGCTGCCCACCTTCTGTACGGTGCGGTCGAGAGCCTGTCAAAGAACGTCCTTGGCGACCTCGCAACCGGGCAATGGCTGGACCGGATCGCGGCGTGGCTGTACATCGTGCGCCAGGTCGCGCTGCCAGGCTCCGGCACCGTCGAGTTTACGTGGACGGCTAGCGGGCAGGACATCCCTGCCGGAACGGTCCTCACTGATGGGTTCGGCAATGAGTACACCACGAACGCGCTCATCCTGGACCCTGCGCCAGCGAACAGCGCCACGGGAGTCGTGACGGCGTCCTACACTGGCGTTGCGTCCAACGTGGACACGTCGGTCGTGCTGACGATAACCTCACCGATCGCCGGTATCAACAGCGCCGCGGCCATCACGGTCGACTTCGCGGGCGGTAGTGACCTCGAGACAGACGACGAGCTCCGCGCGCGCGTGCTCTTCAAGTTGGCCAACGAGCCGCAGGGTGGCTCCGAGGCTGACTACGTGATCTGGGCGCAGGAGGTCGCAGGCGTCGACAGCGTGTGGGTAATCCACCCGGCGGCCGGGCTCCCGTACATCGCTGTCGTCTACTCGGGGACCGCGGCCGAGGCGACCGTGCAGGCGTACCTCGACGACACGTCGCGGAAGCCTGTTACCGCTGATCCCGAGGCGCTGCGGCTTGATCTGAACGCGGCATACCAGCGAAGCGTGACGATGACGCTGGACCTTACGCCGAACGGAGATGCGGCCATCGAGGCCGCTGTGGAGGCGCAGATAGACGAGCTGTTTGGCCGCGAGGGCGGACGGTCGACGACGATCTACAACAGCCGTCTTCGTGACGAGATATCCCACGCCACGGGGCTTAGCCACTTCGTAATGACGAATCTCATTCTCGATGGAGGGGCACCGGAGGCAGCGGCTGTTGGGGATATCACCACGACGGACTCGACAATTCAGTACCGTCTCGCGCTGACGTACATCTAGGATCTAGCCATGCCTCTTCCCGTAACCACGCAAGACGACTGCACGCAGACTCTCTACAGCCTGCTTTCCACAGGTCGCCTGTGGGACTACGTCAGGACCGGGGCGTCCCGCGCCAGCCAGATGTTGATGGGGCTAGCGGTCGAGCACTCGCGGGTCAACAACACCATCGAGGATCTGTGGCGTCAGATGGACCCGCGGAACGCGCTCGACACGGACGATCCGACCTATGTGTCTATCGCCATGCTGCCGCGCCTTGAAGCCTTGTACGGACTGCCTGACCCGGCGATCGGCGTGCCCGCCACGAACGACGAGCGACGAGCGCTCCTGCATTCCAGGATGATCGCAACGGGCGGGCAAACCGAAGCCTACTACATCGAGGTCGCGCTCGCCCTCGGCGTAGCGATCACCATCGACGACCCGTATGCGTCTGGTGGATGGACGCCGCTGGCGACTCCCATCCATCCGTTCTACACTTTGAGCGTGTCGCACTCGTGGCTTGTCCACGCTCCGGCCGTTACGCCGGCAGCAACGAGGACCGCTCTCGAGACGATGATCACGCGATACCGCCCGGCACATACGGCGGTCTACTTCATCTACGACCTATAGGGGGCCATCATGGCTAGCGACTTTACGACACACGCCGGCTCAATTGTAGACACGCTGGCAGTTACCCGCGGTGACATCCCAGCGCTTCCTGCCGGCGGCTGTACGCTGTTCTCGGCGACTGGCTACGCCACTGGCGGCGGCGGCGTTCCAGCCCTGGCCTCCCAGCCACCTAACGCGCAGTGGGTAAACATGACAGGCTGCGAGATCGGCAACGTGGTCAAACTCGGCACCGTGGCCGGAGTCGCCACGCTAGACCCTACGGACAACGCGCAAATCTCAAAGGTGCTCGTCGGCGCAACGGCCATCTATGCGTCATCTGGTGCTACCGGGTCAGTGTCTAACGTGAACAGCAGAGTCGTTATGGGCTCTGCTTCTGGCAACGCCACGTCTGTGCTGTCTTCCGTGATATCGTCTGACACGTGTACCGCTGGAGGCCCCGGTTCGTCTGTCATCGCGTCTTCGAATTCGTCCACGACGGGAATGTCGTCTGCGTTAATCGCATCCGACATGTCCAGCGCTGGCGGCACACGAACGGCGGCCGTCGCATCAGACGACGGCACCATCAACGGGGCGTTCCGTAGCGGACTGTTTGCCACGGACACCTGCGAGATCGCAGCCGCATCGCAGATGTGCGCGCTCGTGGCCTCGTCGAACGGAGACATCGACGGCGTAGACTCTGCCGCCGTTGGAACGGAACTAGCCTCCATCAGTCACGACTACTGCGTAGCGCTCGGCTCAGTCGCGCCCGGCACAAGCCCCGCACATGCTTCGGTGTACGGTGGCCACGGATCTGTAAACAAGTGGATCCTGTACTCTTTGACTGGTAACGTCTACTTCTCCGGGTCAGAATACACCTTCCAGACGCTGCGCCAGGCAGACCCTGGCGCCGGGTCTAAGAAGTTGTGGGCTGATCCTGCGACGGCAGACGGCGCGGGAAACTACACAGTCAAGTGGCACCCATAGCCTAGCGCCGAGGTCTCGCGGTCGCCAATGCCTTCGTCAACGCGATACCTGCGTTGATCCTCCAGCGCTTCTGCACAGTCGACTCAACCTCCCTCTGCCAAGGCACCTTCTTGCGTACCGTGATGGCCCCGGGGAATGCGTAGAGCAGGCGGATAGGTAGCCGCGCCCTGGTCTTTCCTTCGCCTCTGGACTTCTTCATCGGCCTGCCGATGCGCTGGAAGACGCCGCGCTTTCCAGACTTCATGGTGCCGATGAATGTCGTCCGCGTCCCGGTGGGATTGTCCGTCCGCTGAAGCAAGGCGCTAGGGAACTTCTTCGGGCCGGTCTTTGACTTCCGCTTGGGCCGAGGGCGTCCGGCGCTGCCTGACTTCATGCCGGCAGGCGTCGAGGAGAAGCGCGTAGACGGGCTAACCGGAACGGCTTCATCCTCGTCGCGGCGCCCTCCGGTGATGAGAATGGCGAGCCCAGGGCTGATCGTGCCGACCTCCGAGTGCAGCCGCTGCTTGGTGGCACGCTTTACCCTCACGGACCCGCCCATCCATCCCCCCGTCTTCTCGTTGCCTCGGACCGTGACGTGGTCCTTGAGGCTTTTCTTCATGTCCTGCTGCGCGTCCTTGGCCGTCATTGTCAAGGCACTGGCAGTCGCGAACGGGATCTGCCTCCTGACGGCCTCGTCGACTGCGCCGTTGAACTCGTCGAGGATCGGGGTGATTCGGATTCCGATAGACATGGCGTCCCTCCTGTGTTGAGTATGGCCGCCTTGACCGTTACGAGCAAGTGGGCAATACTGACAGTGTGCGACACTGAGAGGTAGGCGGTGAGCGACGCCGAATTGGCCAAAGCCCTGCGCGAAGAGATGCAAGAGACGCGCCGGGTACTGATGGACCACGGCGAGAAGCTCGCCAGTTATAGCCAGGTGCTCAAGATGCTCCCCTGCGCTGGACACGAGATCAGGATTAACAAAGTCGAGGACGGCGTCTCTCGGGTATACGGCGCCGGCGCCGTGGTGTCTGTCGTCGTGCTGGTTCTCGCAGGCATCGTGGCCGCGTTAATTGGATGAGGTTTGAGATGCTGACGTTGCTTGTTGCTGCCGCGAAGGCTGCGGGGATCTCGCTGTCTCTTGAACTGCTCGGGGATGTCGAGGCGCTGACTACGCTCGGGCTCAAGGTCGCGTGGGCTGATGCCAAGTGGGAGATCGCCAAGAAGCGAAATGCCGACGACGCCGACATCCTCGGCGGTAACGTGCAGGAGCTGGAGCAGATGTTCTTGAATCTGATGGCGTCTATTGAACAGAAGTATCCCGCGGAGCTCGGCGCCGCGGTGAAGGGGATTCTGCAAACCATGGGGGTGAAGGTATGAACACTCTAATCAAACTGCTGCGGGTGCTAGCGCCTGTCTGCAACAAGACCGCGGGCGAGTTGAAGGGTACGCAAGCCGGCGCGTGGGTCGGGCTCGTTGCCATCGTGCTGACTGCGTGGGTGCAAGTCATGGACTGGTACATCGCGGAACTGCCGCAGGTGGCGCCCGTGATTCTGGTTCCGCCTGTCGAGGCTCCAGCTCCTGACGTGCAGGACGAAGACACGGACGCGAGCGACATCCTCGACGTCATCGACCCGCCCGACGCTGGCGGCGACCTCGTTGTTTTGTCTGCCGTTCAAGTGGTGTGGGATGACTCCTATGACCCGCCATGGATGAACCGCCGCGGGAACTGGCAGGGCGGCTGGGATCGCTTCGCCTCGGTCCAGCGTGACTACCGACGTCGAGGTGTCCGATGACGAACCGCGGACGCATGGGCGAGATGTCGGAGCGTGGGTGGTTCGTTCTTTCTGCGCTGTTGGCCCTGATAGTCTTCCTGCTGCTTCTCCTCGACGGTTGCGGTACCTTCCAGCGTAGGGCCAAGGACGGCAGCGACGAGCGCAACCATTGCTTCGCCCACTCGCAGTTGTGCAAGCAGCAGGGTACACAGATGAGCCCCTACGGACACCTGTACACCGAGTCGCAGTTAGACCTGCGCTGCTCCCGTCTCGACGAAGACGCCACCCTCTGGGGCTATTCCTGCTCCAACTACCTCCCCTAGCGACCCTCCCCAAAAACCCGTCACGCTTAGGGCGCAGACAGCAAGCGCACCGCGTATCTGGCGGGTCTTTCCGTCTTCTTCGAAAGAAAACGACAGGCTGTGTACGATTATAGGTTGACTCGGTACGCCTATAGCGATACAAAGGAATTGAAAGCAGGCAATGACGCAGGCTGGAGGGGGATACCATGGAAGAATTTATCGCTGGCTTGGCCTTTGGGCTGTGCGTCTACGTGATCGTGATAATTGCGAGTGACCGATGATCATACCGCTGCCCGCCCTGTTCCTTCTCGGCGTCGCGGGCTTTGCGCTGATCAGGCTTGCTTGGAAGTAACGCGCCCCGTGAGTCGCTGGCCTCGATGTGTTGCAATGTCGGTCGAGCGCGGCGCTTTCACGGCGCCCACGGGGTCCACGCCGCAATGATGCGGTGGTTTTGAGGGGGACACTATGACCTGTTCTGTGAGCGTGATCGAGATCGACGGCGTGAAGTACGTGCCGGAGTCCGAAGCGAAGCCGCCTGTGGACCTGAGCGACATGGTGATCGCGCGAACGGTCAACGCCGGGGTCCACTACGGAAAGGTCAAGTCGAAGTGCCTGAAGGAGGGGCGCTTGACGCTTGAGCAGTCTCGGCGCCTGTGGAGGTGGTCGGGGGCTGCGTCGCTGTCTGAGTTGGCTCTGCGCGGGGTGAAGAACCCTGGCGATTGTCGGTTCGCCGTCCGCCTGCCCGAGATCGAGGTGCTCGGCGTGATCGAGGTGATCCCGTGTTCGGAAGACGCCGTCCGCGTCATCGAAGAGGTTCCGGAATGGACGGCCTGACCGGCGACGGCTCCGGCT